AATCAACAGAAAGCCCATGATCGCGACGACCGAGCTCAAAACTATATTCCAGACCATCATTTCCATGACGCTAACCTTCCGCGTCCTGGTTATTACGCCGGTGTGGCGTAGGTCTTGATGCCCTCGATCACGATCGTGTAGCGGTCGCCAGATGCAGCGCCAACGGTCGAAAACAACACATCGCCAGTCACGCCAGTGCCCGCGTTGTTGGGCAAACCGCCAAACGAGCTGTAGTCCATTTTATAGAACTGGTTTTCTGGAATGGTCTCGCACAATAGGTCGGTCGTGGCATCCCAGAGGATATCCACAGCCATGCCTTGCGTTTGGGCCCAGATCTTGTTGATCTTGATGCCGTTGCAGGCGTTGCCAGAAGCGCTGGCTGCCAGGGTGGACACATCAATCTTGAGTGCGCCAGCCTCGCCAGTGCCGTCGCTGATGTTCGTGAACTTGCCGATGAACAGGCGCTCACCGTCAAGAATTGTTTGTGATGTTACTGCGTCAGCCATTGTGATCTCCTGAGTGTTCAACCAACCCCGGCCGCGAACGGCAGAGGCAGGCGATTAAGCGGCGGCCTTTTTGCTTTTGCGAGCAGGCTTTTCAGCGGGCTGCTCTGCATCGGCTTGGGGTTGCTCTTTGGACTCAGCAACAGGAGCTTGCTCAACAGGTTGATCTGCCAATACGCCGCGCTCGGCGAGTTCTTCAGGGGACGCTGGTTTGAATTTAATGCCCATGCTGCTCTCCTAAATTAAGCAGCAGCGATGGTGGTGCCAGCTGGAGAAATCCAGTTGGTGCCGTTGGACACGGCCACGCAAGGAGCGCCAGCCAGGCCGTTGCTCACGTAAATCAAAGTGCCAGTCAAGCCGGTGGCGGCAGGGGCGGAGGCCACGGTGTAAGCGGGCAGCTGAACAGCGCCAATAACGTCACCCGTGACGTCGCCAACGAAGCCGTCGTTGGAGGTGACTGGACCGGAGAAGGTAGTAGAACCCATGATGATTTCCTCACATGCAAGTTGAGTGCGCAGCCGTCTGCATGTCGTCGGCCTGGGCGGGCCGTCTGCTGCGCGGTTTAAAGGTGCCCAACAAAGCCCCCGCCTTGTGAGCAGGGGCTTCAGTTGGCATCTTATACGCCAGCGGTACCGAAAACACCCCTTGGATCTGTCCATCCAAGGACATATCGCTCAGTTGCTTTATATCGCATGGAGTCAGTTTCAAAATCCCCCTCCATGGATTTCTCCAGGCCGCGACGCATCAACAGCTTCAGACCTTCGGGAGCGTCGGTCTGAACCCACCAGGCTGTGGTGGATGTGATACGCGACAAGTTGGCTTGGCCTTCGGCCAGCAAGCCCATCGACTTCACAGGGTTGATGTCGTTGTCAGCGGTGCCAGTGCGCAACACAGACTTCAGCAGCACTTCAGCCGAGAACACATTGGAAGGACCGGTGACGATCTTCTTGGGTGTCAGGCGGATGCGCTTGCCGTTGTTGTCCACAGCATTGCGGATTTGAATCAGCATCTGCTCGAGGGACGTCTGCGACAGGGCAGCGGCGGTGGCCAGCTGGTTGCTGAACGTGCCGTTGACGATGGGGTGAGCTGTGGACACCAGAGCCACGCCGTCGCCGCCTGTGTACGCGCCGTTGAAGGCACGGTTCAGGATGTTGGCAGCCAGGGTTTCTTTGGTCTCGATCAGCGACTGAGCCAAGTGCTTGGCGTAAGTCTGGCCGATACGGATGTGGTCGCCGTCTTCAACCAAAACTTTGGTCAAAGCGAAGGCCAAGCCGTACACCTTGTACAGGTAGCGCTGCAAGAACAGCACGCCGCCGGACTGGTACGTCACTGCCATGCCGTCGGGCAGCTCAGGAGCTGCACCGAAGCCGTACAGGACGGGCTCTTCGTGGTAGTTACGTGGGATGCCTTTTTGCTCGCGGAACACTTGTTTCCACTCGTCGGCACGTTGCTCATAAACACCATCGAAAACTTCGTTCAGGATGGGCTCGACTACGGAACGGAAGTCCGTACTGCGCATTGGGGTTGCCATGTTTCAGCCCTCCTTAGATGCTGTTGACTGCTGCTTTGTAGGCGTGTTCGTTGATGCGAACAGTGGCCGTGACATAAGCGTCAGTCAGCGAGTCGTTGATGTTGCCAGCGAAGCCGGTGATCTGGAACTGGCCAGAAGTCGACTGGATGGCGGTGAGGTAGGTGTTGCTCAGGCCCGTTTGGGTCGAGCCACCAGGCGAGGCGACAGTCCAATCGCACTCTTCGCCGACAGCCGTTTGCACGGTGGTACCAGCGGAGGGGTTGTTGTACTGCACATCGAACAGCGTTTCTGGATCGTCGTACACCCAAGCGATGATGTTGGTCGCGGTGACGCCGGAGGGCCAGAAGGGGCTGATGGTGGGGCGGCCAGTGGCGTCGTTGTACTGGCAGCCAGCGAAAATACCCAGAAGGGTAATGCCGTCGGTTGTGCCGGAACGGGTGCCGTCAGAGGTGCCCAGTTGAATAACACCAGCGTCGGTCAACTTCACGGGGTCACCCGAGAAAATGTTGGCGGCGTAGGTGCTCGCTACGGTGTAGGCCTTTGGACGCATCTGACCACTGTTGTGGTAAGAGGCGCGAAAGCCAAAAGGTGCGCTTGTCGAGGACATTTAGCGTTCTCCTTGAGGGATTGATGAATGAACCAGAGAATCAGGTCAGCTCAAAACGAGCGTCCCTGCGTTGTCCAATTTCGGTCATGCCGTCACCCGCATCCATACGCGAACCAGAAGCGCGAGCTTGTTGCTCCATGAACTCAGCAGTGTCGGAGAGCTTTTCCTCTTCACGCATTGGCGCGTCGTGGTGAGCTTCCTGCATGTACTTTTCGTACAAGCTGATCGGGAGTTTAAAAGCGAGCATCTCGTTCACCCCAATAAAGCCAGTCCAGTCGCCCGTTTTCAGGGTGACATATTCCCAGCCTGGAACATCCTCAGGCTTCAGTGGCTCGTAACCCAGCCGCATTCGCATGTGGATGGAGTCTCGGGGGTTGGTTGTGGTCAGCCAGCAGCAATGCCAGCCATCAAGTTTTGGCAAGTCCGGAAGAGAGGACTGGTGAAACTGCTGTCGGAACATTTCAACCCGCTCATCATCGGACAAGGCGCGTGATTCAGTTGCGGCACGATCTACCATCGCGCGGCCCACACGGTTGTCACCAGCAGATTTCTTTAAGCGTTCATCGGACATTTTTCTCGCTCCTTTCAGCGATTGGGGAAATTATAGGCTTGAGATTTTGGAAAAACAATCAAGCGCGTTTTGAGCGGTCATATTCAGCGTAGCGTTTCACGTATTTTTGACGCAAAACGGGGTCATCCCAAACGCCAGCATCAATCAATGCCTGCTTGCGCTCAGGGCTCACATAGACCTCTGTGCGAGTCGATGTTGGAGCGTGTTCACGGCCAGAGCCGATCGTTGGGCCGCCGCGAGACTGCCGTTGTTGGCGGGGCTCGTCGCGGGTGTTGCGATCATCGCCGTGGTCGTTGCGGCGAGTGGTTTCCTTGAAGCGCTCAGGCAGGCGGCGAGCGGTGCGGTCGCGCAACTCGTCCCAGTACTCCTCGCTGTCTGGTTTGTAGCCCTCGCGCACCAGAGCTCCGTCGATCGCCATCACGATGGCGCTGTCCTCGTCCTTGCCTTGAACGTCGTACCACGGGTTTTCCTTGATGAACTCCTTGGCGTAGTGCATGGTCATGTCGTCCATGCCGTCCGCTGGCTTGGTTTGGCGCTGCTGAGCCGCTTGCTGCTTGGCAAACGCCAGCTGCTGGGCTTTTTGCATGGCTTGGTCGCGGTAGCGCATAGCCTGCGTCACGTCCTCGCCGTTGCCAGCGGCCACAGCCTTGGCAATCACGCGCTCAGCCATCTCCGCTTCTTGACGGGCGCTGTTGATTTGGGCATCAAACTGCGACAGGTCAGCCTGGTGCGTGCGCTGCTCAACGCTGCCGATGCGGCGCTCAAGGTCGTCGTTGCGCTTGCGCAGGAAGTCCAGCTCCAGCTTGTCGCGGCTGATGGCCTCGTCCCGGCGCTTCTTGCGGTCGAGCTTTTCCAGGCGGCGACGCTCACGGATGGCCTCGCGCTCCGGGTCGTTGCTGTCGACTTGACGGCTGTCGTCGTCGTTGTCGCTTAAACGTCGGTCGCCGTCGTCATCGTTGTCATCGCCAGAGTCGCCAGCGCGTGGCTTGTCTTCGACAATTACGATTTCCTCGTTGTTGGGACGGTTGTCGTCTGGACGCTCGTCGTCTTCTCTCAGGGTTGGCATTTTGAGCTCCTTGTTTGGTTATTGGCAGGCCTCGCACGAACCTTCGCCGGAGGTGGCGCAGGCTTTGCCGAGGGGGAAGTCTTCGTCAACGGGGGCTGTCTCACGCAGGGCGTGCACCACTGCGCGGAAAATGAAGTCCTTGGCCTGTTGAGCCTGGGGCAGCATGTCGAAGGGCACGATGCAGTGGTGCGTCTTGGCCTCGGGGTCTTTGACCGGGCCGTACACCCAGCCCTCGGCAACCTTCTGAGCCATCCAGCTTTCGTGGCTGGCCTGCGGGCCGACGTTGTTGTCGCTGTGCAGGTTGACGCCCATCATGGCACTGTCACGCTGCCACTGCGGTGCATCTTCCCAGGCCGGCTGACTCATGTCGCCCAGGGCTTCGCAGTAGGCGCGGTTCACCTCATGGCAGACGCGGGCGATCTGTTCGCGTTTCATGCTTACATCCCCCACGTTACGGCCTTGACTGCCCACATCTGAGCTGTCTGCGCCTCGGTGATAGCGATCGATAACATGCGTTTGACTTCAGGGTTGTCATTTGTCTCGCGGTTAGCGTGCAGCGAGTCAATCACGATAGCAAACTGGCTTTTGATTGCATGGACGGCCGGGTTACCACCAGGATTGAATGTCAAGCCGACGGCTTTTTCACCGAAGGAAAGTTCACGGTTTTCGCTCATGTCGGCTCCTCAGATGAACGCACGAATGGCCAGCGGGTCGCCGGTCACTTGGCCGATGATGTCCAGATCGTTGAAGATCACGAACAGCGCGGTCTCGCCGTTTGGCAGGGGGACTTCCCAGCGGTCGCCGCCGTACTTGGCCACGCGCACGAAGTCGCCAGGTCCGCACCAGCTGCCCTCGGGCCATGAGTCCATGGTGTTTCGGTTCTTGAAAGCCAACGCGCCGACGCTGATCACCTTGGCCACCTGCGTGTTCCACTTCTCAGTGTCACGCGAGCCGTTGTCGATGATGATGCCGGAGGCGGTTTTGGTCTTGGGGCTGCGGATTTGCACCAGGACACGGCTTCCAAACGGGGTGATGCCTGGGTCGGCATCCGGAAAAGCCTCGATCAATGCTTCGCTCATGCTCTGCTCCTTTCAGCAGTTGTTGTCGGCGGCCACAGCGGCCACCCTCAAAAAATCGTCACAGACCCGTGCAAATCACAGGTCTCGGTCGCCGTGGCGCTCGTCGTCCAGAAGGTCGAGCAGGGCTCGGATGGCTGCTTCGTATCCTGCAACCATGCCCACTCGGTATCCGTACTCGAAAGCGTCGCGATCGACCGGGCGCTTGAGAGCCTCAAGCGCAAAAGCCTGCTGGTCAGCTTTGAGCTTTCCGAGCAGGCGGTCCTCGACTGCCATCAGCAGGGCGTCTTAGGCATCGAGGGGGCGGCCGGCAGGGTCTGGCCGGTCACGGGCTGGCCAGCGGCCATGCGGTGGTGTTGCTTGACCAGCGCGCCGGTCATTGGCACTGTGCCTTGGGTGGGTTTGTCGCTCATGGTGTGCTCCTTATGAAAATTAACGTGTGCCTGGGTTGATGCCGGTACCGGTGCTGACAGCCACCTTCTCGCCGGATGCGATTTCGGCAGCGGCCAGGCGCATGGCCGTGGCGTTGTCCGCGTCGTTCATCGTCAGCTTGGCGTCGATCTCTGCCGCTGTGCGCTCGTTTTCCGAGGCCTGTCGCAGTTGCTCGCGCTGCAGGTCTTCGGCACGCGACTGCTGCTTGTCGGCCAGGGCCAGCTGATCGGATTGCTGCTTTTGGACCAGCTTGGCTTGCTCGATCTGCTGGCGCTGTGCGTCGGACTGAGCGCGCTGATTCAAAGCCAGCTGCTGCACCTGCGCGTTGAGCTGGGCAATCTCCATGCTCTTGTCCTGCGGCATCTGCGGCGGCTGGGGCGCAAACTGCTGCGCCATCTCGTCGATCTTGGCCAGGTCCTGCGCGAAGTTGGCCAGCTGCTGCTCGATGATCTGCTGGACCTTCAAGATCACGCGCACTTGCTGCTCGGCGTCGCTGCTGATCAGCTTCTCGCGCTCGGCGCGCTGCACGGCCTCGTGGGCTTGCGTGAGGTAGAAGTTCAACAGGTGGTCACGCAGGTGCTGAGCCATCGGGTAAATGTAGGTCTTGATGATCGCCGGGTTCATGCCAAAGATCGGCGACTTCAGGAAAGCCAAGTGCGTCTGAATGTGCGCCACGTGGTCCTGCTTGGGCAGCACGTAGATCGGGCGGCCCATCGAGGCGGCCACGTTCTCGCTCACCGGGTCAACGTCGTCCTGGCCAGGCTCGGGCTGCAGCACGTCATCGGGGCTGAGCTTCAAGTTGCGCAGGAACATTTCCTCGACCTTGCGCAGGTCGTACATCTGCGGCATGGCCGCCGCGCGCTGCTGCACGGCCTGCACCTGAGCGAAGCGCTGAGCCTCGCTGAAGATGGCGGGGTCGCTCACAGGCACAACGTCCATCGGGCCGTCGAAGTCCTCTGGCTTGACGTCCAGGCCGTTTTCCATGGCCTCGATGTCTTCCTCGGTCAGGTACGCGCTGTTGATCCGGTGCAGGATCTGGAACACGCGGGCCATCGAGTTGTGCAGGCGCGAGTGGATGGAGCTGAACACCACCATGCCCTGCTCGATCAGCGCCAGCGTGGTGCCGACAGGAGCGTTGGGGTTTTGGTCGGCGAGCTTCTCGAACGAGGTCTGCACCACGCCCTTTCCGGCGTCCACCAGGAAGCCGAGCAGCTGGAACAGCGTGGGCGATGGGCCGTTGAACGGCAGCGCCATGGCCAGCTTGCGAATGTCGTCGACGAGAGCGCCGCCCTCGATCTCGACCACCTCGGTTGGCTGCACGTTGATCGTTTGGCCACCAGGCCCGCCCTTGAGCTTCAAGAGCGTCGGGATGTTTTGGATGTGAGCCGAGTCCAGCAACGCACGCAGCGCGCCGGTGGCTGCGCCCGACAGGCCGCCGATCATGTGGGTCAGGCCGATCGGGTAAGCGCCGCGCCATGGCACGAACGGGAACTCGACAATCCAGTCCAGCTCCTTGCGGCGCTTGTCCTCTGGCTCCCAGTTGCGGTACAGGCCAAGGGCCATGCGCGTGGACTTGTCGATGCTGATGATGTACGGCTCCATGCCGTCACCGAAGTCCAGGTGCGTGTAAATCTCAAAGATGGTCCGCAGGCCGTCCTCGTTGTAGCTGGTGTCCTCGCGGCCTTCGATCTTGTCGTTGGCGATCGTGGAGCGGCTGAACTCGATCTGATCGGGCGAGCCCAGGTCCACCTCGGCGTACATGCCAGCTTTGACGCGGCGGTTGAACTCGGCCTTGGTGACGTACTCT